AGAATCAAAAATCAATTCCTTCTCACAAGAAACACGCAAAAAGGGCGGTGCATTACGCATCGCCCTTCGCCTTTGCCATATCCTGCAGGATTAATGCTTTTATATATCCCTGCTTATTATCTAGCCCTTTAAGATGCTCAATAATAGCCGCATCTGTTACCTTGTTAAGTTTTATCTTAAACTGTACCGTGTTGGCCGCATCATACTTGGCCACGGCCCTCTTTACTGCATCACTCGCCATCGTTATCCTTTCCCCAGAACTCTTTCATAGTATCTTGCGTTTCATTTATCTGCAGATCAAGCAGGGCTTGTACCTCTGCTTGCACGCTCATGCCGTCATACTTGGCCAGTTTTTGCAAAAATTCTAACTGGCCATCATTCAAAGTTACTCTATAGCTCTTTGCCATATAATCACCTGCCTTAATTTTCAATAACTTCAAGCTCTACAATATGCCACATCTTAAGCATCTTAAGATTTTCCGCATGGTATTCTGCGTGGCTGTATCTCTTGTCAGCTAAGCACTTTACAAGGCTTTTATTTTCAAGATTTATGCGCCAAGTTTTATTCTTTAACGCCCCCTCTTTAGTGCCGCTATAAGCTATCACAACATCTTCATGGTTTACCAACCCATACTTATATAGCTTATTGCTGTTCCTGCATACGATGCCGTTGTATTTATAAGTGTACCTTGTCTTTGCCATTTTTGCCACCTCTCAATCAAGCCAAATATCCGCAACAGTTTTGATAAACTTATCAATTGCAAGCTTATAAGCCTCGCACTTATCCGTTGCTAAGATGTAATCGATAGTGCCATCTGTAAATAATACCGTGTACCTGTGTTGCATATCCTCACCCCCTTAATCAATGTAAATCTTAATAATATTGTTCTCTGCAATAATCATTTTTACTCGCTCATCCAGTACATTGCTTTTGTGATATGTCACCCCGCTATACCAATAAGATTCTATAACATACTTGCCCCAACTAGGTATCTGGTCCGTAATCTGTTCAACTGTTATATATTCACCCCTCTTAAGCAAACCATGATTCTTTAAAGCCAAATATTTTAGCTATCCTATCCATCTGGCTCTTTAATATCTCATCTGCCTCATCGCCAACAATTGCCTTGTAAGCCTCGTATTTTTCGCCATAGCCTATAATAGCTATCTGATCCATGATTAAATCCTGCGCGTGTTGTTTTTTCTCTGTCTTTGTCATTGTCTTATCCTTCCTTAGGCAGGGCTTAAAGCCCTGCAATTTATCTGTTTGCTCTAAGTGTTGGAGCCATTGAATATTGGCCGTATGGGTGCAAGCACTCAGCCCCTTCCCACTCAGATAATTTCTGGATTACTCTGCAGGTTTTAACTTCCTTGCAGTGTTGTATTGTTACTGTTTTAGCTGTGCGCTTTATAACCTTCCAAGTGGTTTCAAGCTCGCTATCACCTATCCAACCGTGTGTGTATTCCTTACCTACTTCAAATTTTATCATTACTTTATCCTTTCTGAGGCTTATTAAAGCCCCTGCTCTGCCATAACTTTTGCTATCTCTTTATCAACGCCCTGCGCTGTAAGCTCTTTAACCCTGCGCGCGATAGCCTTTTTGTGTATCTCTGCCATCTTATTGCTCGCCTCAATTTCTCTTGCAATCTTATCTAATCCGTAAACTCTCATTTCCTGCACCTCACTTGTTTTGTATCTGTTTGCCTTACACTTAATATTATAAGTGTACACTTATAATATGTCAACAACTTTTTTAAAAAATTACAAAAGTCAATACGTAGCACTTGCGCATAAGTTGCGTAAGACTTGCGCGGTTTTGGGCAAATAAATAAAGGCGGCCTATTCATGCAGGATAAAGCCGCCTTTACTGGGAGAAAATGACCATGAAAACCCGTTATTTTTTAATCTTGTTTACAAGGTACTGTATAGCCTCGTAATCATAGCCTGCGGCCGTAAGCAGTTGCTTGCGCGTAGGCCTTGTATTTTTTGTGCCCCATTTGTCCTCTAAAACCTCTGCGGCTATCTGGGCATTTGTCTTACGCTCTGGGCTTGCCAGATTGATAATGCCATCATAATCCACATCAAGGTCCACGGCCGTAGGAATCCCGTCAACACGGCCCTTACTTGAATACTGCCACGCCACGGCTATCTTGTAGGATGGCTTAAGGCTACTATAAGGGTTATATACGCCTGTATCATTTCTTGGATATCTGGCGATCCAAAAATCATAGCTTGCCTTAAGATCATCATGGATAACATTAAGGTACCAATCACGATTACAATAGATACCCGTGTAGTATCCTGCGGCGCGGAATATACGCGCATATGTATCTACAAGGCCCCTTATGTATGCCTTACCTCTTTTGCGTACAATATCAGCCTCTAAATCAATCCATATGCCATATTCAAGCTTACGGCCCTTAAGATGGTTTAAGAGGCTCTTGGCATCCCCTTCCATATCTGCCATGGATGCAGATGCTATAAAGATATATACGCCCCTCGCAAGGCCGTATTTACCCGCCTGCTCGTAGTTATACTCAAAAGTTTCATCTATACGATGGCTCTGGGCCTCGTACTGGCATTTGAGTATAGCAAACTTTTTGCCTGCTTTTGCCACCTTTGCCCAATCAATTTGCTTTTGATAATGGCTCACATCAACGCCCTGCAGTTCTGCCATGCTACCACCCCTTTTTTATCTGCTCGATTGTCTGTACCACCTTATCATATCCGATCATGGAACCTACCCAGATGCATACACCCATCAAAACAATACACATGATATTAGGCAGGGTAAACGGTATACCCATAAGCACATAGGCAATTGCCATGCCTATAATGCCTATCACAAAGGCATCTACAAGTGCCAGTATGTTACTGGATACACTTGGAAAAGCCTTTTTAACGGCCTGTGTTAACAGGGATGCCATAAGCGCCCCAATGGTAAGCATGAAAATAAATAGTTCAATCGTCATAATATAAGCCCTCGCTTTCTTTTAACTCATCTGCGGCCTTTTTGGCATCTATCAGCTTATGCCGCTTAATCATGGCACACAAGAACACCTCGCCGCCGCAAAACCACTTAACTGCATTTGTAAGGGTATCATTTACACTGCCTGTTACGGCCGATACAGATAACTCTGCCACAACATACAGAGTAAAGAACACGATGCAGTAAATAACATACTTATCAAGGCCGTTAAGCCTCTTTTTTGGCTTTTTATTCCTCATCATCCTCATAATCATCATACCCCGCAAGGCACTTTTGCATTATGCGCTTGGCTTTTTTAAGATCCGCAGTATCCTTATAGCCTGTTGCTTGACAATAAGCTATCTCAAAATCAATAAATGCAAGGTTCACTGCCTTAAAGGTTGCGTTTAGCTTATCCTGTGCCCTAAATTTATCGTTGCCCTCTTTAAGGGATTGCTTGATATCGCCAACATCTTTTTCCAGATTTCTCACACGGCCCTCAAGCGAATCATGCGGCTTTGATAAGAACTTATAGCACGCATAGCAGGATGCACACAGGCTTATGATAGATAAGATAATCGTTAATATATCTTTGATAAAATCCATACACTACCCCGTATAGGCGTACATGCGCCCATGTACTCATAAGAAAATTATTACAATACAAAAGGCCCTGCCATCTGGCAAAGCCTTTTGCTTGGATCTAGGTATGCAACAGCAAACTATTTAGGAGCTCTTCACAAGTTAATTATACCACGATTAAGCCTCGTATGGCTCGCCTGTGATAAGCTCGTACTCTTCCGCTGTAATCCATTTGCCTACCACGTTATAAACCCTCTGCTTGTCCCATGCAGGCTTATAGCCGTTAAGGTAGTTATTGTAATATGTCTGAACCTTTTTAAAGTGTTTACTCATGCCTTAACCCTCCAAATCAACATCGGTCATAGCGGCGATGTACTCAATATCGGCCGTGTTCTGAACAGTTGCAAGGTACAGTTCCCAAGATTCTTTTGGTATTTTGCATTCCTCGTAAACGTACACGGTTACGCTCTGGCCATCTTCAGTACGCTCTTCCTCTGTGATATCGCGCCTTACGTAGTTGTAATGCGTAGAACTTTCTGTATCGACTTCAAGCGGCCTCGTTAATGATTCTGTTTTGTAAAATTCCATCACTCTTCCTCCTGTTTAAATTCTTGTCATAACCTCTGATCTTGCGCTTAAGCTTTTGAAAGCTCACGTAAGGCAGTACCCATTTAAGATACATCTTGTAAGTAGCTGTGTGCTTTATCCACCCAAGATAGCTTAGCATCTGCCTTGCACTGTATACCGTAACACGCTTGGCTTTATATATCCGCTTGGCCTTTCTTGTAGCCTTATGCATGATATTGCGCCGCAGGGTGGTGCGGTTGCGGTAAAATCTAAAACCCATAAAATCAAGCATCCTGTAGCGGCCGTTATAATCAAATCTAAACACCTGCCATTTAGGGTTAAGCTCTAATCCAAGAGTTTTAAGATACTCAGCGATATGCTCGCGCATCTTGTGCAAATCTCTTTTGTTTGGGCCAAATATCACCATATCATCCATGTAACGGATATAATAAACTGCTTTTAAATCCTCTTTGATATAATGATCTAGCCCCTGCAGGTACCAGTTAGCAATCCACTGCGATGTATAAAAGCCAAGTGGGATGCCTCTATCAGTTGCGGATATGATTTCTTCAAGTAGGGCCATAAACCTATCATCATGGATTATCCTGCGCAGGTTCTTAATGAGTATGTCGTGCGGTATGCTATCAAAATACTTGCGTATATCCATCTTAAGGCAGTATTTGCAATTCTTACCGCCTTTGCGTATCCATCTTTCAACCGCCTTTTTACCCTTATGCGAACCGCGTTTTGGTATGGATCCATAAGAATGCTCATACATACCACGTAAAAATATCGGCTTAAGCACATTTACGGCCATGTGGTGCACTACCTGCTCATCAAAGCTCGGTACTATGATTGTTCTTTTCTTACGCTGTATGCCATCGTATATCTCTTTAGGCTTATGAGGCTTGTTTTTAAAGTTTGTGGCATACTCTGTAATAACGGCCTCATAATCTGGATTATCAAGCCGCCTCTTTACTGATTTGCGCTCACGCTTGCCAAGTGAAGCGTTATGCACAGCAAGTTTTATATTGTCTTTACTGCAAAACTGTTCCCATAAATGGTTATAGGATTTCAATTTTCTTATCCTCTCAACCGCTTTCGATAAGCTACTTGCAGTTGCTTGCTAACGAGTTGATTTTTACCAAGTGGTAAGGATTAAAGCGTACATTTAGTTATCTTCCCATGGTACAGATAAGAATGCGCCGCGCCATTGTTCCAGTTCGCATTCGAAACGGCATTGTTCAGATTCAGATAGAACGCGCCAACTTTAGCGTCATTGTTCGAATTGCCGCCGAATAGCGCAAAAGCGTGAAAACGTCGTACACTTAAACCCTGTAAACTCAATCAATAGTTACATCATCGCCCTGCGTTATCTTTGTAAGCATATGCTCATAATCTGCCACACTTACGTGCTGTGATAGCAGATTTAAAAGCACCTTACAAAGCTGTGTAAGGCTTTCAATTATTTCCTGTTGTTTGTCTAAAAGAGGGAGAAGGTTCTCCCTCTTATTCGCTTCGCTCATAATCCACCCTCTCAAGCAAGTGGCTTGCAAGAAAGCGCCGCGCCAAAGGCCCAGTCCGCACCCGAAACGGCATTGCTCAGAAACAGAAAGAACGCGCCAACCCTAGCGCCAACGGCCGAATAGCCGCCGAAGAGCGCAAAAGTTACTGCGGCGTTATTAAACCAAGTAGCATCACAGTAGTATGTTGATGCGCTTCCGCTCATGGTATCACTAAACATACCATCCTCGGTAAACTTAGCCTTGCTGATATAGTTACCAGATGTGCCGCTTGGTGTTACACCTGCATCCTTGTAATTTGTGCCATCGGTGTTGTATCCTGTTGCGCTACTGCCATCCTCAGTGCCATAAGTAAGCTTATACTTAGTAGCGCCATTATTAAGGATGAGGCCGTTGGTACGCCGCCACTGGAATCCGTAATAGTTTTCCATACCAAAGATTTTTACGGCATTGGTATATGTGCTTGCAGTACCATCATTTGTGCCATAGAAAAGGCCCTTGGTGTTATGTATGCCTGTAGTAAAGCCATCATTTATAGCCTCACTACCGCCGCTATTAAGGCCTTGGCCAAATACAGCCTGCGTATTAAGGCTCTTGCCCATTAGGATTAAGAGCATATTGATAAGTAATCTATCAGCAAAGCACTCAATATTCCAAAGCTCATCTGTGCTTGGATTATTGGCTTTTGCGGCTGTTATTTCAGCTGTGCCTGCAAGTGTCTTGGATACCGTCTGGCCAGATAGTGAGCGCATTGTACTACTGATAACTGAGCCATTGTAAATAGGTGTATAGAAGTGCTCAGCGCTCTCGCCCTTGCAGTTATGGAACGGATAATCAAAGAACTTGCTATCAGCCCTGTGATTTGATATGTAAACCTTTGCGTTTGAACCATCACCATTAGGCAGGATTTTAAGCCAAATCTTGTGCCCGTTTCTGCCCCACTCCATCATGGCATTACCTGTATAAGCTGTGTTGGCAATATCAGATGCAGTGCCATCCTCTTTTAAGGCGTAGTTATCTGGGTTAAGGTAGTAATCTACTGTGCCATCGCTCTTAAGCATACAAGGGCGTGGCATAAAGAAAGCATTTTCCCATGATCCGTAATCAAACTTGCCTGTGCTAAAATCCATATGCGCAGGTGTCATGCCAACGGCATCCTCAAGATATGTTACGGCCGCCGCAGGATCAGATTCACTACCGTTAATCTGGAATCCATAAATAAGCCCATCAGCCGCCTTTTCAAGCTCGTTTATCTCTGTGGTAAGCTGTTGGTTAGTCTTAGCATATGGTTGATATGTGCTATCAGTATCAGCCGCAAGCCTTATCATAGGCTTGAATACAAGCGAACTAGAATAGCCATTTGGAATACGCAAATAAATCCTCAAATAACTAGCACTTGTAAGCGCAACGCCATCACCAGTATCATTAACAGTGCTGTGGCCAGTACCATCTTGGCTATTGCCAACAAATGCCACAATCCTATAATCGGTGCTTGCTGTGCCACCGCCGCTAGGGCATCCGTTTAGGATCATCCCGTTAAAATTATTTTCACCATAGGATGAGGCAGTACCCCAAATGTTCATAGCAGAATTAGTGCTTGCTGTTCCGCTTGTTGTAATGTTTGTAATATGCCCTTGTGAATCCGTATTGACGGTATAAGTAACACCATCTATAGTGTAGGCGTTATCATTCCATGTACCATCAGTATTGATGGATTTTAAATAATCCAATGATATTGGCAGTAAATTCTTAGCCCCCATCTGGCCCATAACGCCAAAGATAGCCTGCGCCTGTGCGGCAATAGCATCTGCCATAGCACTGGCTGTTGTGATCTCTTCCCAATCACCCCATGATACGCCGCCATAGATACGGTAATAACTTTCGCCTGTAATGGCTGTAAGTATCTGCAAAATAATGCTATCTGCAGAATCCAGTACCTTTTCTACGGTAAGCCTAAACCTTGCCTGTATATCTCCTGCAACGCCTGTAGGCGCATTTGTTACAGCAAAGTCTGTGGCCGCCTTGTAGTAGTTGCCAATGGTCTGCATGGTGTTAAGGTCGGTTGCACTGTCAATCTCAACCTCACCATAAAGGCCCACATAATCAGCCTTGATATTCTTAAGCAGTGTGCTTATATCATTTGATAAGCTGATATTAACCCCTGCGCCTGTTGTAGCAAGTGCATCACCTATGGCGATGGGTGCAGTAACATCATAAAGCTTACCATTGTAAATAAGCTGTGTACCTGCGCTGTGCGCCGCCTCTGCAGGGCTAACCTCTACAGGTGCAATAAGGTTTGCATTAGCCTTATCGTGGTTATCAATGTAAGGCTGTATAAGGTTTTGTACTACCTGTACTATACTTTTCATCTTTTACTCTCCCTTCTTAGCTCTGCAATAATGCGCTTATCGCATTATATGAGGCATCTGATACAGCCCCCGCTTCAACGTTTTTCCATTTCCGAGCCGTGGCATCATAGTAAATCATGTTTTCATCTGCAAGGTCGGTAAACGCCACATCTGCAAGGTTGCTTACCTTAAGAGCTGTGTTAACCCATTTAGAGTTCTCGGCATCATAAATAAGCACGTTGCCTGCGGCAAGGTCGTTTAAATCGACATCGGTAAGCTCTGCCAGTGTGCTTGAACCAGAACTGCCACCGCCTTTAAGGTTAGGCGTATCATAACTGCCATTGGCATCAGTGATAGTAAGAATGTAGGTATCTGCAGTGCTTGTTTTTACTGTGATAGTAGGGCTATAGCCATCTGCGCCCGTGGCACCTGTTGCCCCCGCAGGGCCTGTTGCACCCGTATCGCCTTTTGCCCCGTCATACACAAGCATGGTACTCTCTTTGCTTGTGCCGTCTGTATCCGTCCAGATAAATGTAACAGTGTTAAGGTTATCAGCCTTAACTATGCTTTTTATGCGGCAATTAGCACCTTTAAGGGCACCCATGCCCACAAGTGTTTTTGCTATGTAGGTTTTAAGTACGCCAATGATTTCAACATCTGTCATAGCTTGCCCCTTTCTTATGGCTGTTCAAGCCAAGAATCTTTTGCGCCATCATAGAAGTAAACTTCCTGTGTATCCATTTCAAAAAAGGTCGAACCGTTTAAGATCTTAAGACTACCGTAGTTTACAGTAGGCTTTGTATCCGTAGATAACCCCTTGAAACTCAAAGGCTCGTTAACATCGCTCTTATCCAGTGTAATCATGCTCTTTATCCCCTTTCGTTTTAACTTAATAGATTACTAATAGCCGTATACTGGCTATCTGTTACATAACCAACAAAATGCTCTGCGTAGTATTTTGCGTTGTTCTCGTATGCAGGGTTGGTACTTGGTACCGCCTCGCCGTTTATAGTGCCTGCGGCGTAGGCCTCTGCCATTTCCATGTATCCCTTAACCTCGCCTACGTGCTGTGCAAGCTCAGCCGCCTCTTCAATAAGCGGCAAATCTGTTTCGCTTATGGTTGTATGCTCATTAAGCGGTGCACGCTCTATGCGGATGATAAAGTTAAGAGTTGCTATGCGGTTATTGCCATTTACAATAACAAGCTCTGCCTTTACATCACCTGCAAAGATTGTCATTTGCTGTGTTTCAACAACGCTAACCCGCGAACCGCTATAGGTGCATGGATACTGAAAGCCAGTATCATCTTGCTTGGTACCCTGTACAGTGATAGAACTGCCTGCAGGTATCTCGTAAAGCTGATTCTCTTTTACGATGTTAAATACCCACGTTTGCCCCTCGTCATACTGGCTTACGTGCACTATCGGCGCTATGCCATTAGGTATTAAATCAAGGTTAAATTCCTGTGTGGTCATTCATTTTCCTTTCTAGCGCATCAAGCCGCTTTTCTTGATCCTGTACAACCCTTACAAGGTCTGCGATTATCTCATCGTATCTAAGGCCTATAAAGTCAGTTTCCTTATCGCTTACATAGATACCCCAATCATCTGTACCCATAGCTTTTTTAACTTCCTGCGCAATAAAGCCATGGTGATAGCGGCCGCTTGTACCCTCTTTGTATTTAAAGATTCTGGGCGTTAAAGCCATCAAAAAAGACTTAGCTTTGCTAATTGCTAAGTCTTTAATGCTCTTCTTTTTGCGCCTGTCAGATGTAAATACAAGGCCGCCGTTGCTGTTATATACATTTCCGTAAAAGTAAGTATTGTTATAAATTGAATTATAATCACCTGCCTGCATCTGCACTGGGGTAGTGATTTTCTTAGCAGATACCTCTGCATGAAATTCTGCATAACCCTCGCAGTTAAGATATACACCGCTAGGTGGTTGGCCGCCGCTGTCATGATCTCCATTGGCTCTTATATACAGGTAAGGTGTTCTAACCTGTTGCCCTGTCATTACAGTATATCGTGATAATGTACTAGGATCCTCTGCATCGCCAAAGAACACTCCTGCTCCTGCAGATTGCAAAAGTTCAGTGCATGATACCGTAAATACATTGATATTTTGGTTATAAACAGATATAGCGCCATCCGTCATATCAATGTAATTGCTTGTATCGTTGGCATCAAACGCTTGAAACTGGCCTTTAAGCGATAAATTGCCTGTAAGGTCAATCTTACTGGCTTTAATACTTACCTGCTCTGGGCTCTGATTGATACTGGATATAACCGAGCCATTTTGTACTACAGAGTTAAGGCCATCAGCCGTAAAGCTTAGCACCGCGTTTTTATAATTATCCTCTTCTCCTGTAATTTCAAGGTCATAAATATATATAACCTCGCTTGGCTCAATCATAAAAGTAAATTGTGGCTTCATGTATTCTTCAGAGCGATAAGGATCGTAATCGTGCGTGAAAGTATAATCTTTATCAACTGAATACTCTTGCCCGCCTATAAGCGCATCACCTGCATTAAGGGTTACAATCGCTTCGCCCGCGCTATAATCTGAATCGCGTGGATACCCACTAAAATACAAAAGGTTTGTTTCTGTTACAGTTACAGTATTTACATACTTATACTTGAAAGATACGTGTATTTTAGGCGATGCAGTTATATCTGTTTTTATAGATGCCCTGTTTACAGACGGGGCATTTGTGCCATCAATTACAAGTGCAACTTTTGATTGTGTACCTACTGTAATGGTTTCAAATCTTAAGGTTGCGCCCCATACCCATGATGTTTCCCACCTGTTTATATTGCTAAAAGCATCATATGGCAGATAATTATGTGTAAATTCTTTATCAATCTCAGCAAATGCTAACGTAATGCCTCTGGCATTAAAATCCATACCTGCTTTGGCGTATACGTCCACAGTAGATTGCACTGTAAACTCTTCTAGATAGATTTTACAGTTAGGGATAAAGTAAAGGCCTACTTTTGTGCCTTTGTCAGTGTTTACATTGGATATAACAAAATTGCTATCCCAAACAAAATCTGTATCTGCAGGTATTGTTTGCACAGGTAGCCACTTCCATGTAGTGTAGCCCTCGCCGCTTGTGTTTGTATAATTTACAAATGGCAATCTTTGCCGCTCAGCAAGCGTTATCTCTCTATCGATGTGATACTTAAAATGCACAGTAAAATTTATATCGCCTCTGGCATTTGTTGGGATTCTGATATAGTAATTAGTGTTAAATGCACTTATGCCAGTGCCATCAAGCACAATATACTTTACCCCATCGATATACTCATATGTTGGGGCTACTGCGCCATATTCCCAAAGCGTGATATCATCAAAAATCGCTGTGCTTATATAGTCGTGCACAGATGCAAGCTCTTCAACAGCCTCTGCAGTAAGTGCACTCGCGCTTATGGTGTTGGCCGCTATCAGATTGCCGTTGATGGTGCCGCCAGTGATAAAATTGGCATTAAAACCACCATCAATAGTCCATGCTGTAGTAAATGGCCCTTCATAGCCATTATGCGAGAATCCGATACCGCCAAGGTTCATTCTGATAACGTTAACTGCGGTTGTTACATCGTCAGTATCCATTATTAATATTTCTTCTGGCTCACCATCGCCATTAGTATTAAATACAACATGGCCGCCAAGGCCGCCTTGGATTAGCTTGGTTGCCCTTGCTATGGCGCTCTGCATCTTGGTTGTTACTTCGGTCATTGTAGGGGTATCAATTGCCCCCTGTATGGCCTGCGCAAGCGTATAAGTGGTATCGCCAAGGCTTATGGTATCATAGCGCTCTGTAAGTACGTTATATACAGTCTTGATTACCTTGGTTTTTACATTTACGCCAAGCTTATCGTAAATAACTGTGACGTAATCGCATAACTTAACCCTCTCAAGGGCCATAAAATCTTTATACTCTTCTGTTTGGCCAAGGTTAATAAATGATACATCGATGCTGTTTTTAAGTTTCCATGCACTGCTACTTGCCACATAGCTTTCGGCTTTTGCTCTAAGCTGTGCCTCTGTTGGCTGTGATTCAAAATTACTGCTAAAATCAACGCTTTTTAAAATCTTATAAGGGTAATCGCTCGCATGAACTGAAAGCACAACCCTCTCTGGAAGATATACCGCATTGCCCTCGCTATCAGCCCAGTAAGGCACAATGCCAGTATAGATATTTGTTGCATCGATTACGTTTTTTAGCCCTGTAAGGTTCTTACCATATCTGATTGATACGCCATTATCTGTGCCGCGGCTCTGGTACAGATATACGTTGAAATTATCAAACTTGTAATCATAGCCGCCATAGGTATCGAGTATAGAACCCTGCTCGCCGCCTAAAAGGCCTCTTACACTGCGCGGCGCATCCAGTTTAAAAGATACAGTGCTTTCTACGTCCGTATGGTATGCAAAAGGTGTATTGATTACTGTGTTGGCCGCAATCTTGTTTATGGCATCAGCACATGATACTGCAGTAAATGGCATTACAACAAAGCCATTAAGTAGGTATGATATGTGCTGTGCATTTATTGTTACGATACCGTTAAGGGGCCGTGATACCTTGTAGATAATAAAGGCTTGGTTGTTGCCGCCATCCTCAGTTTTTGCAAAGATAATACGATTTTCTGCGATATCGGCATAATGTACGCCCGTAATCGGGTACGTCATTTCAAGCTCAAAGGTACCGTTACGCTCTTCCGTTACCTTGCAGGTAATCGCATCCGATAACCTGCCAAGGCCATTATTTAAAAATGCCTGTTCAGTTCCCTCGTATAGAATCGGTATCATATAAAACCTCAAATAATAAAATATCGTGGTGTTACAATTACACTTGTTATCAATCCAGTGAAGTTTACGCCGTTCACACCCGTAGGAATCTTAAAAGAATCTGCATTAAACGCAACATTTTTATTGCAATTTATAAGCCCCTTGTAAGCATCCATAAGCTCACAATCAATATCAACATACTCATCAATCTCTGATATCGTGATAAGATAAGGGCCAATGCCTACAGTGCCCGCCCCTGTACCATAAACACGTATAAGGGGTTGTGCCTCAAAATTTGTACGATTCCAGATATTACCTGCGTTTTCAAATGTTATGGCGATTTCCCCAGACTTCAAAAACCTCTGCGGCTTGCAGTTAAAGACAATATCAAACTCGCCCTGCCTGTTCATGTAGCCTTTTGATTCCATGGATATCTCTGTTTTAAACTGGCCAAGCCTAAAGATATCTGGGGCGTAAGTATCCTCTATGCGCTGATATCCCGCAAAGCTACCCATGTAGTTTGCAAAATTCTCAATACGCTCTGGCATATCATCAATGATAAAGCTTGGATATTTAACCTCGATGTTATCAAAGCTGTTTTCATCGATGATAAGGGCACCGTTGCGGCCCTGCACATCATGTGTGCTGTATTTCCTTTTTGGCCTGTTAAAAGTGCCCTCACCGCTTATGCGTATGCCAAAATCTAATGAACTTTTCCCTGCAAATGTTAAAAAATGCATTGTGTTCATGCAAATGCTACCCCACGTCTAACTACGTTATTGGTTATTCTCTCTTCGATGATATCGGCAAGCTCGCCAACATCCTGCCCCTGTGCGCCGTATACATTGATGCTCACAGAGTTGCTTGTATTGTTATTCGTCGTGCCTGCTGCCTGTGCGCCGCCCATAGATGGCACCATACTTTGTGCCATGCTGTTCATGGCATTTTCTACCTGCGGTATGCCGTTGCGGATACCTTGCGCAATCTGGCGCATCATATCTGGCATATAGGTATGGAAATTACTAAGTGGCCCCTCATCTGGTTCAGAGAAGTGTATAAAGC